CTCTTTACCTGATAATCTTGAAATTGGAGGTTATTTAGATTTATATAATACTAAAATTACTTCTTTACCTAATAATCTTAAAGTTAAAGGTAATTTACATTTAGGTAATACTCCTATGTCTGAAAAATATACCAAAGAAGAAATTAGAAAAATGGTTCCTGGAGTAAAAGGATCTATTTATATTTAATTATTAAAATAAGAAATATGAAAACTTTAGAAGGATATAAAATCTTATTAAGTAAAAATACTTTTATTACTGATGAACTTGCAAATAGATTATATACAATACAAACATCATTATCTGGTTCTCAACTATCTCAAGAAGAACAAAATAATATATTAAATGATATTTTAAATTCATCTAAAATTTTACTAACAACTATTCCTACTATTGAGTAAATATTTGGAATTTAATTTCTTTTATTGTATATTATTGGCAATAAAAAGGTTTTTAATAAAGTGTTTTATTTAATAGAAGTAGATAATCAATTAAATGAATTCAAATCAAAAAAATTTGATGATGCATTTATTGAAATAATACCATTTAATAATAATATACATCCTGTTTTAAATAAAATAAGTTTAATTTATATTCATCCTTTAAATGAACACAAAGGATATATTATATCTATTGATCATAGTGAAGCACTAAAAATAAATTTTAACAATATTAAACCAATATTAGAGTCATTTAATAAAATATATGTAAGAGATAAAAAAGAATTTTTGCATTTCTTTATATTAAAAAATCTATATGATTTAACATTAAATGAAAATTATAATCCAGTATTAACTAAAACACATAATTTTTTTTATAATAAATTTTCTAATAAAAAAGATATAAATCGCATAATTCCTATATCAAAACATTATGAATATTGTGAAAAAATATTTAATGATTTAAAAGATAAAATAAATGAACCAATTAACCAGTTTTTTAACAATAAAGTATCCTTGGTATTCAACGCCATTGAGCGGGTGGGTTTACGAATACAACCAGAATTATTCCAATCCAAATTCCATGATATTGATGGCGAATTTACATACAGTCAATACAACTTTAAAACAACAACAACCAGACCCTCAAATAAATTTAACGGAATAAATTATGCTGCTTTAAATAAACAGGATAATACAAGAGAAATATTCATTCCAAGAAACGATAAATTAGTTGAAATAGACATAAGAGCATATCATCCAACGCTCTTATCGAAAATGATAGGATATAGTTTTTTAAGCGCTGATATTCACCAAGAATTCGCCAATATGTATGGGGTTGATTATAATAAAGCAAAAGAAATAACATTCCAACAATTATATGGTGGAATATTTCCTCAATATAAAAATTTAGAATTTTTTAAAAAAGTACAAGAATTTACAGATAAAATTTGGGATGAATATAATACTTTAGGAGAAATAAATGTACCTATTTCGAATTATTGTTTTAAAAAAGATAAATTGAAAAATATGAATCCTCCTAAATTATTAAATTATATATTACAAGCATTAGAAACCGCAAATAATACAAATATACTATGGGATATGTTTAAAATTCTAAAAGGAAAAAATACTAAATTAATATTATATACTTTTGATTCATTCTTATTTGATTTAGATAAAAGTGAAAAACAAGAATTTAAACAAATATTAGAAGTATTTGATAAATATAATCTACATACAAAAATAACTTACGGAGATAATTATAATTTTTGAAAAAAACTATAGTATGTATAATGTAGATAATTTTTATGACGGGGATATGAATAATAGATTGTTATGTACATTCACAGATGTGGATAATTTAGAATATTTGATAGATGATATTACATCTAAATATAATATTACACATAATAAAATATTTGTTCTATACATAAAAAGTAATGATGAGTATGTTTGTACTTATAATATTGAACAGGAAAATACAAAAAACATACCAGAAAATACTATTTTAGTACATCGTAAAAAAGAAACCAATTCATTATATACTATCAATGCTTTAAATGAATTAATAAAAAGTTTAAATAATGGAGTAGTTGATGTTAGATTTTCTATCAATTGGCAACATTATAAAAACACTATTTTATTAACTCAAAATAATGAACTTAAATTTTTAAAAACTAAAATATTTAAAATAGTAGAATTATAAACTAATTAAAATATAAAATTGTGAAAATAAATAATAAAGAATTATATCAAGCAATTAAAGAAGAAATTAAAACTATTCTAAAAGAAGAATCTCAATACGATATAAATAAATTTGAAAAACAAGTAAAAACTGCTTTTACTCCTAAAGATAGAAAACCTAGAACAGAAGAAGAAAGAAGAAAAATAGCAAAAAAATTAGCATCTTTACATCCTGGTAAAGGTGAACAATATTATTTGGAATTATTAAATGATATTGATAAAATTGAATCAACATTAAATGAAGCCCCTGTATATGGAGTTGGAACTTTTCGTCGTGTAGTTATCAATTCTGAAAAGATAGATGATATTAAAAAAGAAATTGAGGATTTCATGAAAAGGGATATAATTAAAAATGATTATCCAATGGATAAATTTGAAATCAAACCAGGAATCAAACCTGGAACATTAGTTATAAACATATCAGGCGATAGCGCTACTGCATTAGCATCAAAAATTTCAGACATAGCAAAAAGATCTGATAAAAAATCAGAAGTTAATATAAAAAAGGAAGTACCTTTAAAATAATTTTGCTTTTTAAAAAGTTATTATTATATTCTAATAGTTATAAACCAAAAAAATTTTTATGAATTTAAATGAAATCAAAAAGCGATTGGAAGCTCTTAACTCCAAATCTTCAAATTCTGATGGAGAAAAAAAGAATTTATTTTTTAAACCCTCAATTGGTAAGCAAACCATTCGTGTTTTGCCTTCCAAATACAATCCAGATATACCATTTTCAGAATTAATGATATATTATGGCATTGGAGAAAAAACAATTGTATCACCAGCTAATTGGGGTGAAAAAGACCCTATTATGGAATTTGCTAAACAACTTCGTCAAAGTGGTGATAAAGAAAATTGGAAATTAGCTAAAAAATTAGATCCAAAAGTTAGAGTATTCGCACCTATTATTGTTCGTGGTGAAGAAGAAGAAGGAGTTAAATTATGGCAATTTGGTAAAGAAGTATACCAAGATTTTCTAAATATGGCTGCAGACGAAGAAATTGGTGACTATACAGATGTATACGAAGGTCGTGATATTAAATTAACTACAGTAGGGCCTGATGTTACAGGAACTAAATATAATAAAACTACAGTTAGTCCTTCATTAAAATCATCCTCAGTATCTAATGATAAGAATGAAGTAAAGAAGTTTTTAGAGGAACAACCAGAACCTTTAAAAGTATTTAAACATTATACATTCGAAGAAGTAAAACAAGCATTACAAGAATGGTTAACTGTTGATGATGAAAACGAAGAAGAAGTTGCTGAGGCTGCAGTTCCTTTTGAAGGTGGAAAGAAAACTTCAGCTCCAGTTGAAAAGAAAAACTATTCTTTAAATACTAGTTTTACTAAAAAATCAAACTCAGATAAATTTGATGATTTATTTGGTGATGATGAAAATTAATTAATTTAATAAAATAATTATTTATGGCAAAAACAAAGAGTACAGACTCTTTAATGGAACCGACCTCCTCTTTAGCGGAGGCTGCTTCTAAAGAAATTAAAAAGAATTTTAATTTATCATCATTTAAAGATAAAAAAGGTTTATCATCAAATGTAGGTTTTAAAGAACAAAAATGGTTACCATTTTCTAAACCTTTACAAAATGCATTATCATTACCTGGTATTCCTTTAGGTCATTTGACTATGGTAAGAGGAAGGTCTGATACTGGTAAAACTACATTACTTATTGAAGCAGCTGTGACTGCCCAAAAGATGGGAATATTACCTGTATTTATTATTACTGAAATGAAATGGGATTTTGACCATGCTGAAAAAATGGGTTTTGAAGTAAATAAAGAAGTAAAAAATGATAATATAAATTATAGTGGTTTTTTCCTATATGTAGATAGAACATCTCTTAATACAATAGAGGATGTATCAGCATTTATATTAGATATTTTAGATGAACAGAAAAAGGGAAATCTTCCATTTGATTTATTATTTCTTTGGGATTCTGTTGGTTCAATTCCTTGTGAATTAAGTATTAAAGCAAATAATAATAATCCACAATGGAATGCAGGTGCTATGGCTACACAATTTGGTAATTTTATCAACCAAAAATTTACCATGTCACGTAAAACAACATCTTTATACACAAATACATTTTTTGTAATTAATAAAACAGGAGTACAACCAGCTGAAGTTCCTATGGGGCGACCTAAAATGACTAACAAAGGTGGTGATACTATGTATTGGGATGCAACAATTGTAATTACATTTGGAAATATTACTAACAGTGGAACTTCTAAAATAAAAGCTGTTAAGAATAAGAAAAATGTAGAATTTGCTAAACGAACAAAAATTGCAATTGATAAAATCCATACAGGAATAGGAGTTGCTACTCAATCAACTGTAATAGTTACTCCACATGGTTTTATTGAAGATTCAGACAAACAAATTAAAAAGTATAAAGAAGATCATTCAAAAAATTGGTTCCCAGACCAATCAGGAGAAATTGAAATTATAGAAGATAATTATGAATGGAATGAAACTTCAAATATTTCAGATTTATTAGACAATATTACTGAGTAAATTATATGAGATCTAAAGAACTACTTAATCTTCTTAACAACATAGAAGAAAAACAAGATTCTGATTATGGTGAAAGAATTATATTAATAGATGGTTTAAATTTATTTTTTAGAAATTTTGCTATGTTGAATATGGTTAATCCTATTAATGGTGCCCATATTGGAGGATTAGGTGGTTTTCTTAGGTCTTTAGGAGTTTTAATAAGACATATACAGCCTACACAAGTATATATTGTATTTGATGGAATAGGTTCTTCTGTAAATAGGAAAAATCTTATACCCGAATATAAATCAAATCGAAATATAAAACGAATTACCAATTGGGATGTATTTGAAAACCATTCAGATGAAAATGATTCAAAAATTGATCAAATTGTAAGAATAATTCAATATCTTAAAACTTTACCTGTTAAAGTTATAACCTTAGATAAAGTAGAAGCTGATGATGTAATAGCTTATTATAGTAAAATATTGGTAAAAAATCCTAATGATAGAATATTTATAGTTTCTTCAGATAAAGATTATATTCAATTAATAAATAAAAATATTATATTATATAGGCCTATAGAAAAAGAATTTTTTACCACTGATACAGTTAAAAGTAAGTTTAATATATTACCATATAATTTTATTATATATAAAACTCTATTAGGTGATAATTCTGATAATATTAAAGGTGTTAAAGGATTAGGGTATAAAAAATTATTAAAATATTTTCCTGAGTTAATTGAAAAACAAGTAACAATAGAAGACCTGTATAAAATCAGCGCAGAAAAAATGAAGGAGCATGTTATTTACGCTCGTATTGTAAGTGGAATAGAAGAATTGAAGACGCACTATAAAGTAATGGATTTATCGAATCCTATGATTGATGATAATGGCAAAAAATATTTAGATGAAACTTCTAAATCTACTGAGCTCAATTTATTTCCTGAGGTATTTATGAAAATGTATACTGAAGATAATTTAGGTAAGATGATAAATAATGTTGAATATTGGCTAAGAGAGAATTTTCAAAATTTAATAATAAAAAAATAAAAGTTATAAAATGGCTGCACTACAATCAATGGAGCAGTATGGCTCCAATTTTCAAACAAAAGTTATATCAACATTATTAACTAATAAAGATTTTCTTATAAGCATTAATGATGTATTAAGTGATGAATATTTTACATCACAAGCACAAAAATGGATTATAAAAGAAATTTTAGCTTATTATAAGAAGTTCCATTGTCCTCCTACAATGGATGTTTTAAAAGTAGAATTGAAAAAAATTGATAATGAAGTATTACAAATTTCTATAAAAGAACAATTAAAAGCTTCATATCAATCATCAGATGAGGATTTAAAATATGTACAAGAAGAATTTTCTGGATTTTGTAAAAACCAACAATTAAAAAAAGCTTTATTAAATTCAGTAGATTTATTGAAAGCTGGTGATTATGATTCTATTAGGTCTATAATTGATAATGCTATAAAAGCAGGTCAAGATAAAAATATAGGTCATGAATATGAGAAAGATATTGAAACTCGTTATAGAGAAAATTCAAGAAAAACAATTCCATTTCCATGGGAACCTTTTAATAATATAACACAAGGAGGTTATGGTAGCGGGGATTTAGTGATAATATTTGGTAATCCTAAAGGTGGTAAATCTTGGACAACAGTTGCTATGGCTGCTCATGCTGTAAAATTAGGATTAAATGTAGTTTACTATACATTAGAATTAGGTGAAGATTATGTAGGGCATCGTTTTGATGTATATTTTACTGGAATTGAAGTAGATAAGATATTATCTAATAGAACTATAGTAGAAGAAACAATTAATTCACTCCCAGGAAAATTAGTAATTAAAGAATATTCACCTAAAAGAGCCTCTTTATACACAATTGAATCACATTTAAGTAAATTAGATTTTAAACCTGATGTTGTGTTTATAGATTATTTAGACTTATTAAAGAATAAGAAAAATAGAAATGAAAGAAAAGATGATATTGATGATGTTTATACTGAAGCAAAAGGATTAGCAAAAGAATTAAATATTCCTATTGTATCTCCCTCTCAAGCTAATAGAACTGGTGCAGAAAAAGCAATACTTGAAAGTTCTCATATAGCAGGTTCTTTTGATAAAATTATGATTGCAGATATAGCAATCTCATTATCTAGAGGAAGAAAAGATAAATTAGAAGGTACTGGTAGATTTCATTTTATGGGTAATAGGTATGGTAAGGATGGTTGTACATTCTTTTCACCTAAAATAAATGGGAAAACAGGTCATTTTGAAATAGATGATGAAGAAATGGATGAAGATGAGATTAAAAATACTCAAAAAACTAGTAATAATGATATAGAAAGATTAGAGAAAAAAGTTTTAAGAGATAGATTTTTTGAATTAAATGTATAATTATAACAATATGATAACTACACCGAGACATTATTACAAGCCTTTTGAATATCCTGAAGCTTTTGAATTTTATGAAAATCAACAAAGAGCACATTGGTTACCAAGTGAAGTCCCATTGGCATCTGATTTAAATGATTGGAAGGAAAAATTAACCGATTCTGAAAAGAATATAATTGGTAATATTTTAAAATCATTTGCTCAAACAGAAGTACATGTTAATGATTATTGGTCATCTAAAGTTTCCCAATGGTTTCCAAAACCTGAAATAGTTGCTATGACTTCTACCTTTGGAGCATTTGAGGCTATTCATGCACAAGCTTATGCACGATTAAATGAAGAATTGGGATTAGAAGATTTTCAAGCATTTATGGAAGATGAAGCATCTAAAAATAGAATTGAAAATTTATTAAATACATCATCTAATACATTAAAAGAAAAAGCCCAATCATTAGCTATATTTTCGGCTTTTACTGAAGGAGTAAGTTTATTTTCTTCATTTGCTATTTTAATGTCTTTTCAATTAAGAAATTTAATGAAAGGAACAGGACAAGTTGTAGAATGGTCTGTAAGAGATGAATCACTTCATTCAAAAGCAGGATGTTGGTTATTTAGAACATTATTACAAGAATGTCCTGAATTAAATGATATTGAACTACAAAATAAAATTGTAGAAGCTTGTGAATTATCAATAAAATTAGAATTTGACTTTATTGATAAAGCATTTGAAATGGGTGATATTGAAAACTTAAGTAAAATTCAATTACAAAATTTTATTAAAGCTAGAGCAAACGAAAAAATGATAGAATTAGGATATAAAGGAATTTATAATGATATTGATCCTAATTTATTGAAAAAAATGGAATGGTTTGGTCATTTAACAAGTGGAAAAACCCATCAAGATTTCTTTGCAGGAAGAGTAACTTCTTATTCTAAATCAGTTGCAGACTGGTCAGATATTTAATTTTTTAATTTCTTAAAAATATTATAATGAGTGTAAAAATTGATACAAGTAATTGGATTAAAGATAAAGATTTCCCATCTTGGATGGATACTAATGGATTATCTATCATTTCCCAAGGATACTTACTTCCAGAGGAAAATGTATTTAAAGCATTTAATAGAGTAAGTAAAGCTGCTTCACGAAGATTAAAACGTAAAGATTTACAACCTTTTTTCTACGAAGCAATGGTTAAAAATTGGTTATGTTTAGCATCCCCAGTATTATCAAATCTAGGTACAGAAAGAGGAATGCCTATTTCATGTTTTGGAATTGATGTTGGTGATTCTATTGAAGGAATTGCAGATGCAAATTCTGAACTAATGAGGTTATCATCTCAAGGTGGTGGAGTTGGTATAGGTGTATCTCGTATTAGAGGAAGAGGTAAAGATATTAAAGATAATGGTACCTCAGAAGGTGTAGTACCATGGTGTAAAATATATGATTCAACTATTTTAGCTACAAATCAAGGTTCAGTACGTAGAGGAGCAGCATCAGTAAATTTAAATATTAATCATTCTGATATTGAAGAATTTTTAAATATTCGTAAACCTAAAGGAGATGTTAATCGCCAATGTTTAAATTTGCATCAATGTGTTGTTGTTGATGATAATTTTATGAATAAGGTAGAAAATAAAGATCCCAAAGCACTTAAGTTGTGGGGTGAAATTCTTAAAACACGTCTTGAAACTGGTGAACCTTACATTATGTTTGAGGATAATGTAAATAATGCTAATCCTGAAGCATATAAGAAAAATAATTTACATGTATCTCTCGTAAATATTTGTTCAGAGGTAACACTTTATACTGATGAATTACATTCATTCATATGTTGTTTATCATCCCTAAATTTAGCTCGTTGGGATGAATGGAAAGATTATAAATTTGAAAATGGAATGACTTTACCTGAATTAACATGTTGGTTTTTGGAAGGTGTATTACAAGAATTTATTGATAGAGCTAAGAATGTTAAATTCATGGAAAATACAGTTCGTTCAGCTGTTAAAGGAAGAGCAATCGGTGTTGGTGTTTTAGGATGGCATACTTTTCTTCAATCTAAAGGAATACCATTTGTAGGTATTCAAGCTTCTTCCTATACAAGAATTATATTTGAATTTCTTGAACAAGAAATATTAAAAGCCTCTAAAGATCAAGCTGAATTATATGGTGAACCTGAATGGTGTAAAGGTACTGGTTTAAGACATACTCATCATATGGCTATAGCTCCTACTGTATCTAATGCTCATATTTCAGGAGGTGTATCTCCATCAATTGAACCTATACCTGCTAATGTTTATAATTTAAAAACAGCAAAAGGTATTTTTATAAAAAAGAATCCATTATTAGAAAAACTTTTAAAAGAAAAAGGATATAATATAGATAGTATTTGGGATCAAATATTAAAAGATCAAGGTTCAATTTTAGGATTACCTGATTATATTTTATCTCCCGAAGAAAAAGAAATATTTTTAACATTTAAAGAGGTAAACCAATTAGAAATAGTTAGACAAAATGCTATTCGTCAAAAATATGTTGATCAAGCTATTTCATTGAATTTATGTTTTGATCCTCAAGATAGTCCTCGCTGGATATCTCAAGTACACAAAGAAGCTCATAAATTAGGTATTAAAACTCTTTATTATTTAAGAAGTGAATCAGTATTAAGAGGAGATAATCTAGATAGAACATCTGAATGTATTTCATGTCATGCTTAATTTTTTTATTATATTTATAAATAAAAATAAAATACTATGGCAGATCTTACTTCTCGTATTATTCTATACTCAAATACACTTTTTCCAATACCTATTAATGTAGATATTACTGCAACTGAACAAATATATGGTTCAGCAGATTCTCAAAACATTAATATACCAATTGGTGAAACTGTTACATTATATGGTCCGTCATCTAATGCAAATGTATCTAATACTGTTTATTTATATGCACAGTCTCCTGCTACTAATACAGGAAATATAAATATCTATTTTATTGATACTAATAATAGTTCAAGCTTTATATCTACATTACTCCCAAATGATTTTATATGGTTACCAGTATCATCTTATAGTTCTGGTATTGCTATAAAAGCTAATAGTACAAATGGAATAAGTGATTCTAATATTAATGTAATATGGGGAGAAAAGGTAAAATTTTAATAAAAATAAAATAATAAAAAATACAAAATGGGAACATTAAATACATCTATTAATATTAATTCCTCAGATACATTACCCTTTTATCTTAATCAAACTGTAGTTTCAAACATATTAACTGGAGAGTTTGTTGAGTCTGGGGTTAAAAATATATCAACATTTACTCAAGAGTATTTTTATGGTGGAGATGGTCATTTATCTACTAAAACTTGTGGAGCTAATGGAGCATATGTTTTTATTCAATCCCCATTAACTAATACAAATAATGTAAAATTATATGGATTACAACAAATTAATGAAGAATTTGAAGAAGAAACATTTAATGGTATAGAAGCATTTGCTACTCTTAAACCCGGAGATTCAATGTTAGTACCAATAACTCCTCAACAAACAGGAATATTTGCTTGTACAACATTTGGTACTGGTTCAATCAATTATTATATAGCAGACCGTAAAGGTGCATTTGGTGAAAGTGATATATTTTTAGATACAAACCAAAGTAATTATCGTTATATTGTAATGGATTCTCAATTAGCAGAAACATTACCTTCTGGATATCCTTTACCTTATACAACATCAGGAAGTATAAATTCAAAAGATTTGAATGTATCTGTATCAGATTATAATATTAATAATTCTCATATAATAAATAATAAAGGATACATATTTGCATTTTATAATAGAAGTGATTCAAGTCAAAATATTATTAAATATATTGATTCTAAAGGAGAAGTAGTAGATACTATATATAGAACAGGTAGTTATTCTTTTAGTGATTTAGAACAAAAAGTAAATATTTTTTCTTATTATGAGAGCTCTAGTGTAACTATTAAAGTTTTTGATGGAGATAATATATATTCTCATTCATTTGCAACTGATAATGGTTATAATATTCGTACTGATTTTGATAAATGCTCTTCTAATGGTTCATTCTTAATTGATATTCCTGATTATAATGGAATATCAGATAACACATTAACAGTATTAATAAATAAAGATAAAGCATACCATTTACAAGAATTAAATTATAGTAGTACTAATTTATATGTAAATGATGCTGCTGTTTATTTATATGGTAATTTTGTATTTTTGACAGTATACAATGATGATACAAGTTATTATACAAGATTCCAAATTTGGAACACTGATGGGAAATTATTGAAAGATATAAATTTATTATCTCCTCAACAATATAATTTTGGAAGTATAGATTATGTGATGTATGGAGAAAATAAAATTCAAATTATATTTACTAATGGAGATGGTGATTATTTATTAAATTATAATGGTACCACAGATAAATTAATAGGATATGATAATGTAACAGGATTATTAAATCAATTTCATCAAAGTACAGGTAATTATAGTAATCGTATTATTTATGCTTACAATAAATATCCTACAAATAGTATAAGACCTTATAATTATGTATGGAACTCTGGATTATTTGATGCTGAATCATTAGCTATTATTTATAGTGATACTTCCCATAATCTTTCTTATCATATAAATAGTCAAGTGAATTATTGTGATATTGTTTATCTATTAAATGGACAAACAGAATATAATACTTATAGATTTGCTAATGATATAACCTCATATATAAGAATCCCATATCAGTATGAATATAATAGAATAACTCCATCAAGTAATTTGATTGCTTTTACATATGGAGCTACTAGTTATTCAACAGGTTCATTAAATCTTTTAGCTATAACTCCTTCAGGAATTGTTACAAGTTCATTAGCAAATGATTTAGATAATACACATGGTATTAATTCTACCTCAGATAATGTTATAGTTAAACCTGTAGGAGATTATATAATGTATAGTTTTTATACTCCAAGTACTGATATTACTACTTTTAAAATGGTAAAAGGTGCAAATGTAAAAGATACGCTTAATGTAAGTGGTGATGAAAGAAATAATTTTAGACGTAGAACTAATTCATTATTTATTTTTAGTAATTATGATGAAAAAGTTTATTATTTTAATACCCTTAATGATAGATTTACAGAAATACCAAATGGATATTATTTTTATTATGAATTTAAATTAAATAATAGTACAACTACCAATGGATTAAATGATGGTAATATTTTAGTTCCACCAAATAATGTGAGTCCAGGAAGTAATCCCAACATGATATTGTTTAAAAAAGGTGTATCATCTTCTCCTGTTAATTTACCTGAAACTGATGGTTATCACAATATACAATTAGGATCAGAAGCAATATTTTATGCATATCAAGATATGAATGATAGTTATAAATGGAAATTAAATGTATATGATTTGAATCTTAATTTAAATAAAATACTTTCATTATTAACTAATGATATTAGTGAATTTTATGTATTAGGTAAAAGATGTTGGATTAGATCTCATAATGCTGATATTTTTGGAAACCCTAACTTATACAGCTCTTATATGGTATCTCTTAATGGAATAGCATATTGGACTAATTCAGCTAATATATCACCTATATTTGATGACAAATATTGGTGGGATTATATTTATTAATTATAATTAAAAAAAACAAAAATGAAATATACAATTAAAGTAAATATTAATAGAGAACAAAATGTTAATTTTGGTATAAAAGATAAAAAAAATGGAACTCCATTACCGGTACAATTAGAAACAGCTAGTTCTTATAATA